TTTAAGGCTGCATTTTTCGACGCATTCTGATCCTTATCTCCGGTCAGACTGTATTGAAAAAAATGTTGTACATCGTTCCCGTCCGGTGAGCCAAAGACGGGGCTAAATTTTTGGCAGCTGCGCCTAACCCAAACTGGCGGTTTGGCTCCTTTCCGCCAGGGGCGCAGCTGCTTTTTTTGAGGATCAAGCATGACGATTTTGTTAGCAGAAAAAACTTTAGCGGCAATCAACCAAGCCATCGAAGCAGATCAAGACGACAGCCCTGGTCGCGCACATCTTGGCGGCTCAAGCATTGGCCGCGAGTGCAGCCGCGAACTTTGGTACACGTTTAGGTGGGCATCGAGCAAGCTCCATCAAGCCCGCATCCTGCGCCTCTTTGCGCGCGGACAAGACGAAGAGAACCGCTTCAACGCCTACCTCAAACAAGGCGGCTTAACCGTCTGGGACACAGACCCGGAAACGGGCGAGCAATGGCGCATCTCTGACGTTTACGGTCACTTTGGCGGCAGTCTTGATGGCGTTGTATTAGGTCTACCAGACGCGCCCGAAGAAGCTCACGTCAGCGAACAGAAAACGCATAACACAAAGAGCTTTAACGCCGTTGTGCGTCAAGGCGTGCTTGCCAGCAAGCCTGAGCACTATGCTCAAATGCAAATCTATATGCACAAGATGAAAATCGCGTGGGCGCTTTACCAAGCGGTCAACAAAGACACTGACGATCTCTATTTCGAGCGCATCGCTTACGACCCTCAGTCAGCTGAGCAGCTGCTCAGAAAGGCCAAGAACATAATAGCCAGCGAAGGCCCGCTTGAGCGCATGAGCGATGACCCCACTTGGTACAAGTGCAAGTTTTGCGACTTCCACCCGGTGTGTCACACCAACACCACCCCTGCCATGAATTGCAGAACCTGCGCTCACTCAACGCCGGTGTTATCTGGCACCGCTGGGCAGTGGAAGTGTGGCAAGCATGACAAGCTCATAGATAAGGCAGCGCAAGCCGCTGGCTGCGACCACCACAATTTCATTCCGCCTTTACTGGCGAACTGGGCAGAGCCAATAGACACAGACGGCGACACAGTGACCTACACCAACAAGCTCACCGGCAACCAGTTTGTAAATGGGCCTGGCGGTTATCTATCAAGCGAAATCGCTGCAGCTGAAGACCCGCGCATCATTGGCGATGCCACTACCGACAGCTTGCGCGAGGCTTTCAATGGCAAGGTCGCAGGCTAGTGGATGCGTTCCTAGAGGAGATGCGCAAGATGAAAGAGGCTCAGGCCGCTGAGTTTTTGGCGCGCAGTCAAGTCAAGCGCAACTGCCTCAGCTGTGAGCGCATGGCAGACCAGCCGGGTTACTGCACTACCTTTGAGGCATCGCCCCCGCAAGAATTCATAACTAGAGAAAACGCCTGCGAAAAGTGGGTCCAAGAAATACCGTTTTGAGGAGTAGAAGTATGTGCAAATTCGCACAAGCCATCAGCGCGCAAGCGCGACACAGTAAAAGGTCGCATGGTTGGGAGTCAGCTATCACGCGCAGGTTCCCGTTTGGGGTGCCAGATGAAGTAGTCAAGTCCGTGCTCAAATTGTTAGAAGAGACAACCATGCGCAAGACTGAGATCGCCCGTCAGCACAACCTCACGCCAAGCTCTGTTTATAACATCAGAAACAGATACATCGTCCTGCCAGACGGCAGCGTGGACCGAAACGCGCGACTAGATAACCCGAAAAGGAAAGGAAAGAAAAATGCTAACCAATAACGAAATCAAGCTACAGCTAAATTCACTCGCCATTGAGAAATCTGAAGGCGGCAAAATCACTGGCGGGTTCAGCAAAGTTGCAGACGAAATCGGCGTGGATTACTCGACTGTAAAGCACTTCGTCCAGGGCGACATCAAGACCCCAACGACAGCCACGCTGCAAAAGTTTAGCGACTTCTTGATACATGGCCCCGCGCCAGTTGCACGCAAGCTGAGCAAAGAAGAGCAGGTCGCAGCGCCTGAGCATTACCGCCAAGGATCAATTGAGTGCATAGACGCGATCCGCCAGAGCATGACCCCTTATGACTTCGCCGGGTACTGCAAGGGCAATGTGATTAAGTACACTTGGCGCGCCCATAACCACAACGAAGTCCCTCTCGTTCACCTTAATAAAGCGGCAGATTATTTGCGCTGGTGGATCGAAACAGAGGCGCAGATTGCGGAGGTTGGTAATGGCAGTCACTGAGACAAAAATTATTGAAACGCTTGGATATACCAAAAACCAAATAAAACACCGCCGCTTGCATAACTGGGAGCGCGGTGTGCATTATTGGTCGGACGCAGGGAATGCAACAGTTTATAACTTAGAGGCAATAACCCAATGGCAAAGCAGCACGCAACAGGTGTTAATAACAGACGTGGAAAATGCGAAATCTGGTGGATGGAGGGAAAAACCAGAAAGCACGAAACGCTCACAATCCCGTACTCGCCAGCTGGTATAGAAAAGGCCGCGCAGATCCGCGCGCGGCGCATCAAAGATTTACTTGAAAACCCGCACGATGGCAGGCCAGAAGGTCGCAGCCCCACCTTTGGCGAACTGGCACAAACGCGCTTAGACATTTTAGAGCGCGGCAAACCAAGTGCTAGGCGCAGCGTGAAAAGCAGACTAAATAACTACTGGATGCCTGAGTTTGCCCATTGGCCGATTACGCAAATTCGCTATGGCGATGTGCAAGAAATGATGCGCGGCATCTATCGCAAGCAGCTGGCAGCCAAGACCCTGCGAGAAATCCTAAACGATGGCGGCAGTGTTTTTGAGCTTGCTATCAAAAGTCGCTGGATCACAGACAACCCATGCAACTTGATCAGCAAAGAGATCAAGAAAGAAAAGCGTGAGATAGACCCATTCACGGCGAATGAGATGAAACAGCTGCTGGCGGCGTTGCCAGAGAACCTGCGAATTTTTTATCTGATTCGCTATCACTGTGGCTTGCGACCAGGTGAAGTAATAGCGCTGCGTTGGTCCGATTACAAAGACGGGATGTTTCACGTCCATAGGAACCGCGTATACGGGATTGAAGGCACCACCAAGACAGATACTGAGCGCACGGTGCCAGTTCACCCAATCGTAAAGAAAGCTCTTCTGGATGCCCCTAGATTGCTGCACAGCGACCACATTGTTAGCAACCAGTACGGCAAGCCGTTTACCTCTAGCAACAACACTGGCCGCGCTTTAGTTCGCGCAATGGCATCAACCGGGGTTAGGTATCGAGATCCGTATAACGTGCGCCATTCTTGTGCTTGCAGAATGTTGGAGGCTGGTATGAAGCCCGCTTATTGCGCCAAAATTCTAGGCCACTCAGTGCAGACTTTTTTGACAACTTACGCCCGTTTTATTGACGCAGATGCGGACGCAGAACAGGCGGCTATATGGGCAACAATCAACTAAAAATGCGTACAAAGTGCGTACAAGCCCGTTCTGAAAACAAAAAACCCTTATAAAACAAAGGGTTAAATGGGGTGGACGATGGGGTTTGAACCCATCGCCTCATGGCACAGCTTGGCGTAGCCAGATTTAATCCCATATAAATCAACCACTTAAAAATGCCACTTGGCGCAGCTTGGCCTAGATTGGCTTATTTTGGCGCATAAATGCGTACAAACTGCGTACAGTTATTGCTGCTGCCTCAAAATAATATCTTCAGTTGATTGCTGCTCTGGGCTTGCGATAGCTGTAGCTACACCAGTAGTCGCCGCTCCCGGCCTTGGTGCCGCGCCTTGATAACCTAGCCTCGTATCCATGCCCATGTTGGCACCTTGTCGGCGCATCTCACCTACGCCCAGCGGGATCAACATAAGCAACTTATCCAACATTGGCCCTCGCATTTGAAAAGTCGAAGCGACTTGCAAGCCAATGTCTTTTAAGTTTCTGGCATTGGCTGCTGCAGTATTCGACGTGTTGCGCGTAGTGTCGTGCGCCCTGTTTGCTACCCGCGAAAATTGCTCAAGAAGCGCCCTTTCCTCTTTAGTAAACGCAGCCGACATCACGGCAGAGCTTTTTTCAAGCGCTTGATTTACTGACCCTTTGAATTTAAGACCGCTGAAGTCACCTCTGCGCGAGCGCCCATCTGAAGCTATTCGTAAAAACAATTCTTGGCGCAGTTGGTTCCATTGACTTTCTGGTAGGAGCTTTTTCATTTTAAGCAAATCGCGCTGCAAGTTTCTCTTAGTAATAAACCCGGTGTTTGAAGCATTAAATATAAAGTTTGCCGCATCATTTGGCGCAACGTTGAAATCTAGTTGCGAGGCGTTTGTGCCAGGGCGAGTATTGGTCAAAAGCTCAATTGTGTCTTTGCTCTTATACTTAGTCATGAAATCGGCATTTTCTGCCAAGGCATTGCGCCATGCGTCTACTGCGTTGGCATCGCCAGTAATCAATGCACGATCTAGCGCGCTATCCATCTGTTTATCGAACTGATCCTTTGCTCGCAGTAAAGCCGTCCCCTGCGGGTCATTGCCCTTATATGAGTTATTTAATCTTGTGCGCCATTCAAACAATTCGCGCACAGTCACTGGCTGGCCATCTCTGGCTGCAAAGTCTCGCAACTGTTTAAGCAACTGCCCTGGCGCGCCGTCTAATATGTCTGGGGCAAAGTCTTTGGCCCACTCACGTTGAATGCCATCGGCCATTGTTGTAATGGCAGGCTGGCTATACACCGCTGGACTGTTTCCAGAGTATGTGCCGCCTTGTAGAGATTTTGGGTTTTTGGCTTCGTCATACGCCTGATTCTTTTGCGCGTTAGCCTGCAGACGCTGCTGGCCAAGTTGTTGCTGCACAGCCTCTGCGCCTTGCCCTCTTGCTATTATCGGAGAGCCGCCAGCAATCCTTTG